CTGAGAGTTACACTGATTCAGCTTTCGCGTCTAAGACCCGAGAGTTTGCCAAGTACACTTGGGAACAGATGAACTCACGTTCTCGCGGGTTACACACCGATGAGCAAGGCTTTCGCATGGCCAGAGTGAATGAGTTACCAGAGCTCAACTTTGATGATGACGGCGACGACGCCCCTAAAGCCTCGGAGCCCTCTCACAAATGGCAACACCAACGGTTTGATGCGCCGAAGAATCCGCGCAGATCCGCTGCTGAGCTTTGGGCAGACTTGGAAGTCGATGAAGACACTGCAGAACCTGCTGCCTATGACGAACCAGAAGATGAAGACCTCATCTACGAGTCCGGAAAAGAGCATTTAAAAGGATCAGCGCTGAGCGATCACAGCGCAAAAGCAACGGCACCCTCGCTCGAGCAGTTGAATCTGCCGAAGCCAATCTCCAAATTGGCGAGCGGGAATACTGGCAATCAAACAAGGCCAAGGTCTTCCTCAACACCGAACCACTCACAGTCCGATCACTCCGACCAGAGTCGTTCGTTGACAAAGAAGACACAAACCAAGCCCTTAGAGACCTTGTCGCTAAGCGCAAAGTCTTCCAACCTGAAGAAGACGTCTTCCTCTGGAGCTGCTACGGCTTCCTCGAGACGAGCGACCTCTTCAAAGGAAGGCCCAGACGCGGAGGCAAACCCCAAGAAGGTAGGGACCTCCCCCTCTGGGAGCTCATTGACGCTGACCCCGAACTTGCAAGTGCCTGGGCTGGACAACTTTCAGAGTTTACAGCATCATGCAGGCGTGAAGGCGGAAATCCTCAAGCAGGTGAAGAGCTTGAACGAACAGCTAAAGCCTTATGGATTCCTCCTAAGGGCCAACCAACTGAGCAAGAAAGACTTGGATTCTACCTTGCAAGAGCCGCAAAGACCCGGTTCACTGGACAACCAAGCGACGCTGGCAGCTCTGCCACCCTCGTAGAAAAGTTCCCTGACCGGCCCTTCTGCACTCGATATGCCGCAGCCTTGCGAACGATTTTTGCTCGCCGGAACTTGCCCGTTGTTCCGAAATTCGGTCAAGTCCTTAACCCGGACTACACCGTAAGAAGAGACCTCTTCGAACGCGCACTTAGCCAGTGCAACCAAAGCAGCATGCCTGGATACCCTCTCAGCTATTTTGCTCAGACGGTAGCAGTGTGTCCTCCTGACCTCATCTATCAAGGCGTTAATTGCCTCATCCAGAAATGGATTGATCCCTCTATAGTAGAGGCATTGACAGATATCCCAGGACGACGTGCGAAAGCAGCTTATCTTTTTATGAAAGGATTTACCCACCCTTCAACAGCTTTTGTCAAGGGTGAGCCTACAAAGAAGGATAAGATTGCACGCAATATCTTTGGAGTCAGTATCTGCATGAACGTTATTGGCAGGATCCTCTTTGGGGACTACCTTAACGGTGTCGTGGAAACCTGGGGAACTTGCGAACATAAAGTTGGATTAGATTTCAACACCACTGACGGTCTACAAACCCTCAATGGCTTCGTCAAGAAGATGTTCGATGAGAACCCTAATGTCCCATTTGTATCAGACGATGTACAAGGATGGGAGTACATGGATCGTGGATGGATGCATGTAACATGGCACAAAACTTTCCTCATGCTTGCAACTGAGAATAGCACGGGAAAAGCGTTGGACCCAACAATCACCAAGCTGTACAAAGGATACTGTCTTGCTGAGCTGTATGCACCAACGATGTTCTCAGATGGACGTCTACTCATCGACCCGTTTTATTTCTGTAAATCCGGTCGTTTGACTACGCACCTCCAAAACTCAGACTCCCGCGCTGCGTTAGGACTCGCCTGCTCTCCGTATTTTAAGAGACCTGGCCAGTTACTATGCATGACCAATGGCGACGATTACGTTGGAGCCAAAGGCGATTCTCAAGCGTACGAACGACTTGGCTTCGTTATCACCGATTGTACTGCACAAACTAGAGACCTGATTAAGTTCTGCTCTCAAGTCTTTTACTTTCGGTACAACCATCTTTCCAGACACCCGGAGGGATTGGCGAAACTTTTCGCCAATGCGATCCTCAGTCCAACTGACGATATCTTTCGCGCAGTGCTCCTCAACGCTGAGCAGCACCCTGGTTATGGAGCCTTCCTTGAACTTTGCACGTATTGGAGGGCTGTCATCAAGAAGAAGGCCTGTGCTCTTGAAAATGAC